GTGGAGAAGAAGCGACGGCACTGGGTGCGCTGGTCCAAGACCAAGCGCGAAGCATTCCTCGATCACCTCGCGGGCACCGCCAATGTCCGCGCCTCGGCCGATGTCGCCGGGGTGACGCCGCCGAGCGTCTATCACCTGCGGCGCAAGGACGAGGAATTCGCCGAGGAATGGCGCAAGGCGCTGGCGCTTGGCTATGACATGCTGGAGACCGAGCTGCTCGGCCATATCCTGGCCGGCGGCGGCAGGACGATCGCTTGCGCGGACGGGCGCGAGATCGATGTGCAGGAGGCGATCCGCCTGCTCGGCCTGCATCGCAACAGCCTGAAGGGCAAATGGAAGGGCGGCCCGCCGCTCAAGCGGGCGCGGCCCGAGGATACCGATGCGGCCATCATGCGGAAGCTCGACGCGATCGATCGCGCCCGGGCCCGCGAAGCCGCGGAGCGCGCGGAGAAGCAGGATGGCCAATGACGCGTTCGAGCGGCTGCTCACCTATCCGCCCGACAAGCGGGCCGATGCGATCCGCGCGCTGAGCGCCCCGCAGAAGCGCGAATATGTCGAGCGCTGGTGGCAATGGGCGCATCGCGGGCAATGCGAGCCGGAGGGCGACTGGCGGATCTGGCTGATCCGCGCCGGACGCGGCTTCGGCAAGACCCGCGCGGGCGCCGAATGGGTGCTGGCCCGGGCGCGCGCGCATCCCGGTGCGCGGATCGCGCTGGTCGGCGCCAATGAAGCCGATGTGCAGCGGGTGATGGTGGAAGGCGAAGGCGGCCTGCTTGCCAGCGCCCGCGAGGATGAGGAACTGGTGTGGCACCGGACCACCGGCGCGCTGCGCTTTGCGAACGGAGCGCAGGCCCAGGTCTATTCGGCTGCAGCACCCGACAGCCTGCGCGGCCCCGAGCATCATTTCGCCTGGTGCGACGAGCTCGCCAAATGGGGGCGCGGCGGCCAGGCGGCCTGGGACAATCTGGCGATGACGCTGCGCGTGGGCGAGATGCCGCAGATCGTGGTGACCACCACTCCGCGCCCGGGCAAGCTGATGCGGATGGTGATGGCGCTGCCCGGCGTGCACGAAACCCTGGGCAAGACCCGCGACAATCCGTGGCTGCCGGCAAGCTTCGTCGAGGCGATGACCGCGCAATATGCGGGCAGCAGGCTCGGCCGGCAGGAGCTGGACGGCGAGATGCTCGACCAGGTGGAAGGCGCGCTGTGGACGCGCGACCTGCTCGATGCCTGCCGGGCGGACGCAATACCCGAGCTGGTACGCCGGATCATCGGCGTCGATCCGCCGGCGGGGATCGGCGGCGACAGCTGCGGGATCGTGGCGGCGGCGCTGGGACGCGACGGCAAGGCCTATGTGCTCGAGGATGCGAGCGTGCACGGGGTATCGCCCGAGCGCTGGGCGCATGCGGTGGCGGCCTGTGCAGCGCGGCACGATGCCGATCGGATAGTGGCGGAGAAGAACCAGGGCGGCGCGATGGTGAAGGCCGTGCTGCTCGGCGCCGACAGCAATTTGCCGGTGACCCTGGTGCATGCCAGCCAGGGCAAGGCGGCACGCGCCGAGCCGGTGAGCCTGCTCTACGAAGGCGGCAAGGTGCGGCACGCCGGCGCCTTCCCGGCGCTGGAGGACGAATTGTGCGGGCTGGTGATGGGCGGCGGCTATGAAGGGCCGGGCCGATCGCCGGACCGCGCGGACGCGCTGGTCTGGGCGCTGCACGAGCTGATGCTCGGGCGCAGGGGCAAGGCGGCGATCCGGGTTTTGTGAAGAGTGGGGCTTTTGAAGTTGGGCGGGCAAGCTCGCCCAGCGTCATCCCCGTGCGGGTGGGATCGAGGGTTTGTCCTGCTGGGCCCTGGATTCCAGCCTGCGCGGGGATGACGGAAGAATAAGCGAGGTCATGAAATCTCCCCTCCCCTGCAAGGGAGGGGATGGGGGGTGGGTCCCTGCCCGCGATACGGCGAGGCATTGCGTCCAGCTGCAGTATCGCGAGGCATCCACCCACCCGGGCCCCTCCCTTGCAGGGAGGGGAGTTTCAATCAGGAGAAAAGCGATGACGGGACCGATCCGGGCCCGGCGGGCGGCTGCGCTTGCCGGGATGCTGATGCTGTGCGGGTGCGCGATCGGGCGGGCCGCGCTCGATGCGGGAAGCGCGACGCTGGTGGCGCGCTTCGATGCGGACCGCGATGGCGAGCTGGACCGGGCGGAGGTTGGCGCGATGGTCTCGGCCGCGGTGCCGGGAAGCGGGCCGGCGATCGATGCCGCGCGCGCCGGGCTGGCGGCGGGATACTGGACGCGGGATTGCGACCGCGACGGGAAGCTGAGCGCCGGTGAGTTGGGGGCGGTTGGTGGGTGCGGGGGTTAGGGCTTGGCCATTAATCACTCCTCCCCCTCCGGGGGAGGATTTTAGAGGTCCGTCTTCGCCGCTTCCGTTTCAAACCAGCAGACCCTCGATTTTCAGGAGCAACGCATGAAATGGTTCGGGCGAAAGTCCGTGCGCGAAGGCGCGCGGCCGGCTTTGTCGCGCGCGGGCAGCTTCGCCGGCAGCATGGGTGAATGGCCGCGCAGCTACGAGGCACAGGTGCGCGACGCCTATTGCCACAATCCGGTGGCGCAGCGGGCGGTGAAGCTGGTCGCCGAGGGCGCGGGCAGCGCAGCGTTGAAGGCCAGCGATCCGGCGCTGCTCGCGCTGGTGACGGCGCGCAGCGGCGGCCAGCCGCTGATCGAGACGCTGGCGGCGCAGCTGCTGCTGCACGGCAATGGCTATGTCCAGGTGCTGGCCGATGACGGCGGCGCGGTGCGCGAGCTCTATGCGCTGCGCCCCGAGCGAGTGAGCGTGGAGCCCGACGCGCGGGGCTGGCCGGTCGCCTATCGCTACAAGGTGGGCGAGCGGGTGGCGCGGCTGGCGGCCGAGGATGGCGGCGGGCGGCCGGCGGTGATCCACCTGCGCAATTTCTCGCCGATCGACGATCATTATGGCCTGGGCTGCCTGGGCGCGGCTTCGGGTGCCGTCGCGATCCACAATGAAGCGGCGCGCTGGAACAAGGCGCTGCTCGACAATGCGGCGCGACCTTCGGGCGCGCTGGTCCATGATCCGGGCGACGGCAGCGCGATGCCGGCCGACCAGTTCACCCGGCTGAAGCGCGAGATGGAGGAAGGGTTCGCCGGCGCCGCCAATGCCGGACGGCCGATGCTGCTCGAGGGTGGGCTGAAATGGCAGGCGATGAGCCTGACCCCGGCGGACATGGATTTCGTCGGGCTCAAGGCCGCGGCGGCGCGGGATATCGCGCTGGCGTTCGGCGTGCCGGCGATGCTGCTCGGGCTGCCGGGGGATGCGGCGTACGCGAATTATCGCGAGGCCAATCGTGCCTTGTGGCGGCTCGCGATCCTGCCGCTGGCCGACAAGATACTGAGCGGGATCGCCGAGGGGCTGGTCGGCTGGTTCCCGGGGGCGAGCCTGACGGTGGACCTCGATGCGCTGACCGCGCTGGCCGAGGACCGCGAGCGGCTCTGGGCGCAGGTCGGCGCCGCGCCCTTCCTCAGCGATGACGAGAAGCGTGAAATGGTAGGTGTGAAATGAGTAACGGTGAGATGCTGGCCCAGCTGATCGGGCAGGCCGAAGCGGAGGGTGCCGGGCTGGTGACCCTGCGCGCGATCGCCGAGGAAGCGGGCGAGCTGGGGGCGCAGCGGGCGCTGACCCGGCTGGGGCTGGCCGATGCCGGCGCGGCCAAGGACATGGGCGAGCTGCGCGAGCTGCTGGGGGCATGGCGCGACGCCAAGCGCTCGGCGTTGAAGGCGGCGTTCCAATGGGCCGGGCGGATGGCGGCGGCGTTGCTGCTGGTCGGGCTGGCGGTGAAGCTCGGTTTCCCCGGGTGGCTCAAATGACCGTGCGCTTCGCGGGATACGCCGCGGTGTTCGACGCGGTGGATCGCGGGGGCGATGTCGTGCGCAGGGGCGCCTTTGCGGGCGCGCGGCGGGTGCCGCTGCTCTGGCAGCATGCCGGGGCGCCGGTGGGCGAGATCGAGACGATCGGCGAGGATGCGCGCGGGCTGCGCGTGATCGGGCGAGTGGCCGAAGGCGCGCTGGCCGAACGGCTGCGCGCGGGCGCGGTGACCGGGCTTTCGTTCGGATATCGGGTGAAGGAAGCGCGGCGCGGCAACGTGCGCGAGATCACGTCGCTCGACCTGGTCGAAGTGAGCCTGGTGGCAAGCCCGATGCAGCCGCTGGCGCGGGTGCACGCGCTGGACTGACCTTTCGAAATGGGATTTCTGACCCGGCGGGATGCTCCCGTCCGGGCTTTTGGCGTGGACGGGAGACGGGCATGATCGAAGTGAAGGCGGATGCGCTCGAGGCGAGCTTCGAGGCAGTGGAACGCAGCGGGCTGCCGCCGGAGCGGCCGATGCTGGAAGGCGCGCGGCCGATCGGCGGGAGCGCGTTCGAGAGCTTCCTGCGCTCGGGCGGCGGGCTCGAGGCCAAGGCGATGAGCGGGGCGAGCGATGCCGCGGGCGGCTATGCGGTGCCCGACGAGCTCGATGCGCGGATCGATGCGACGCTGAAGGCGGTGTCGCCGATCCGGAGCATCGCCAGCGTGGTGCGGGTGGGCTCAAGCGGCTACCGCAAGCTGGTGGCGAGCGGCGGGTTCGAGAGCGGCTGGGCGGCGGAGACCGCGGCGCGCGACGAGACCGACACGCCGGTGTTCAACGAAGTCGCGCCGCCGATGGGCGACCTCTATGCCAATCCGGCGGCGAGCCAGGCGATGCTCGACGACGCGGCGTTCGATGTCGAGAGCTGGCTCAGCGACGAGATCGCGCGCGAGTTCGCGGCGGCGGAGGGTGCGGCGTTTGTCGGCGGCAATGGCGTCAACAAGCCGCGCGGCTTCCTGGCGGCGCCCAATGCGGCAACCGGCGACGGCGTGCGGGCGTTCGGGACGCTGCAATATCTGGTGAGCGGCGCGGCGGGCGGCTTCGCGGCCAATCCCGAGGAGAAGCTGATCGACCTGGTCCAGGCGCTGCGCGCGCCGTACCGCCAGGGGGCGAGCTGGGTGATGAATTCGGCGACGCTCGCCCGGGTACGCAAGTTCCGGACGAGCGACGGCGCGCTGCTGTGGCAGCCGGGGCTGGCGGCGGGGCAGCCGGCGACCTTGCTCGGCTATCCGGTGGTCGAGGCCGAGGACATGCCCGACATCGCGGCGAACAGCCTGTCGATCGCCTTCGGCAACTTCCAGGCGGGATACCTGATCGCCGAGCGCGGCGAGACGCAGATCCTGCGCGATCCCTATTCGAACAAGCCGTTCGTCCATTTCTACGCGACCAAGCGCGTCGGCGGGATGGTGAGCAATTCGGAAGCGATCAAGCTGCTGAAATTCGCGGCCTGATCCTTCCCCGGGGCCGCGCCGGGGAGGGCGGCCCCACCCCTTTCACATGCGGAGAGCGAGATGGAGTTTCCGCCTTTTCCGGGCGCGGTGATCGGTGCCGCGCGCGACGCTGCCCGCGCGCATCTGCGGATCGCGGGCGACGGCGAGGACGCGCTGATCGAGGCGCTGGCCGGTACCGCGCTGGCGCTGGCCGAGCGCTTCACCGGCACCGCGCTGATCGCGCGCGACTTCGGCGAGACCGTGGATACCAGGAACCGCTGGCAGGCGCTCGCCGCGCTGCCGGTGACCGCGATCGATGCCGGGATCGACGTGGCGATCGACATCGACACCCAGGGCGTGGGCTGGGTGCGCACGCGCGGGCGGCAGAGCGTCGCCTATCGTGCGGGGACGGCGGCGGGTTGGGGCGACCTGCCGCCGCCCATCGCGACCGGCGTGGTGCTGCTGATCGCCCACCTGTTCGACCATCGCGAGCGCGACATGGCGCCGCCGGCGGCGGTGAGCGCGCTGTGGCGGCCCTATCGCCGCGTGCGGCTGGCGGCATGAGGAACGCGGTGCGGCGGGCGATCGATCGGGTCGCCGAAGCGGTACGCACCGCGGTGCCCGATGCGCGGGTCGAGCTGCGCGACGACTGCATCGCGATCGAGGGGCGCGGGCTGCGCGCGCGGCTGCGCTGGATCGGAGGGCTGCTCAAATGAGCGTGCAGGAAGTGCTGCAGGTGGCGCTGGTCGAGGCGCTGGCCGGGCTCGAGGTGACGGCAGTGTTCGACGCGCCGCCGGTGCGCGCCGCGCGGCCCTATGCGCTGGTCGAGGAAGCCTGGCTGACCGACTGGGGCACCAAGGACATGGCCGGGCGCGAGGGGCGGTTCGCGATCACCTTGTTCGACGCGGGCGAGCGCCCTGCCCGGTTGCGCGCGCTGGCCGGCGAAGTCGAGGACCGGATCGCGGCGATGCCCCGCGGCATCGGCCAGGGCTGGGCGATCGCCAGCCTGGTGCTGCTGCGCTCGCGGATATCCCGTGACGGGGACTCGCGCTGGCAATCGGTGAGCGAATTTCGCGTGCGGATGCTCCGCAGCGAACTCTGACAGGAGAGAGACATGGCGGCAGAAAAGGGCAGCGCGTTCCTGCTCAAAGTGGGGAACGGCGCGACGCCGGTGGTGTACGCCACCGTGGCGGGGCTGCGCACCACGCAGCTGAGCGTGAACGGCGAGATGGTGGCGATCACCAGCAAGGACAGCGGCGGGTGGCGCGAGCTGCTGTCCGGCGCGGGCGTCCGATCGGTGAGCGTATCGGGCGCCGGGGTGTTCACCGGATCGATCGCGGAAGCACGGCTCAAGGCCAATGCGCTCTCGGGCGCGATCGATGACTATCGGCTCAGCTTCGAGAGCGGCGAGACGATGACCGGGCGCTTCCTGGTGACGCGGCTCGACTATGCCGGGGATTTCAACGGCGAGCGCAGCTACACGCTTAGCCTGGAAAGCTCCGGGCCGGTGGTGTCGGCATGAGCGCGGCGGCAAACCCCGAGCGGGGCGAGGCGGCACTCGTGCTGGACGGCGTCACCCATGTTCTGCGGCCGAGCTTCCAGGCGCTGGTGGCGGCGGAAGCCGAGATCGGGCCGCTGTTCGAACTGGTCGAGCGCGCGGCTTCGGGCCGGCTGGGCATTGCCGAGATTGCCGGGCTGTTCTGGCATTGCCTGCGCGAACCGCCGGCGATCGACCGGGCGGCGTTCGGCGAAGCGCTGGCGGCGGCGGGGCTCAAGGCGCTGACCCCCGCGCTGCGCATGCTGATCGGGCAGATCCTGGCCGGGCGCTGATGCGGTTCGCGGACAATGCCCGGCGATTGGCCGGCGCGGCGGGCGCGATGTTCGGATGGAAGCCGGATGACTTCTGGGCGGCAACCCCGGCCGAGCTGGGCGCGCTGCTCGATGCGATCCGCGGCGAGGCCGAGCTGCCACCCGACACCGCCATGATGACGCGGCTCAAGGAGCAATTTCCCGATGGATGAGGAAGAGATCGAGCGGCTGATCGTCAGCGTGCGTGCGGATACCCGCGCCTTTGCCCGCGATGTCGAGGAAATGCGGAGCGGGCTGGAAGGGCCGATGGGCGCCGGCGCCGAACGCGCCGGGCGGGCGATCGAAAACGCCCTGCTGCGCGCCGTACGCACCGGCAAGTTCGGCTTCGAGGATCTGAAGCGCGTCGCACTGAGCGTGATGGACGAGATCGCCCGCGCGGCACTGCGCGACGGCATCGCCTCGATCGCCGGCGGCGGCAGTGGCGGATCGGGCGATGGCGGGCTTTCCGCGCTGACCAGCCTGGTGATGTCGCTGTTCGGATCGCCGGGCCGGGCGACCGGCGGACCCGTGAGCCCCGGCCGGCCCTATTGGGTGGGCGAGCGCGGGCCGGAACTGTTCGTGCCGGCGAGCGCGGGGAGCGTCGCGGTGCCGGCGGGCGGCGGTGGGCGCGACGTGCGGGTGGCGATCACCGTGAATGCGGCTGCGGATGTGGCGCCGCGCGCGCTGGCGCAATCGAGCCGCCAGGTGGCGCGGGCGGTGCGGGCGGCGTTGGCGGGAGTGGACTAGGGCGTATCCGATAGCGATGCCGTTCGAGAGGTTCCCGCGCCATCGACAGTCGGCCGAGACTGGCCCCCGGCCTTCGCCGGGGAACCGAATATAGGACCTAAGGCGCGGTATCCTTCTCGCGCACCATGCTCCGGACGATCGCCTGCTTCTTCATCATCGAGAAGGCGTTCCCGTTTCCGGAATAGAGGCCCTCGAGGAAGCCGCGATCATTGGCGGTCAGCGCAGTGGGTGCGGCATCGTCGCCATCGGGCGTGAAGGCCGAGAGGATCGAGTTCTGGCCAGCCGCCTCGCGCAGGCGGGCGCCGCTCAGCGCGCGCATCGCGGCATAGTCGGCGGCTTGACGGAGATCGCGGTCCGCCATCGCGTCGCGATCGATCAGCACGGTCGCGCTCAATATGTCCCGTCGGGTCAATGCGGAGAGCCGGCTCGAGGTCGAGAGGCGCAGGTCAGGCGCGGAGCCCGGCGTGTAGCGCGGGCGGTCTCCGTCGCGGCTGCGCGTCTCCACTTCGATCCAGGCGCGGGCGGCCCCCGGTTCCGCGGCGATCCGGCGCAGATCGGTGAGGGTCTGGCTGTTGGCGCCCTGGGCATTGGCGTGCTTGAGCTTGCCGACCGCGGCCTTGCCGTCGGACACGAAAAGCACGAGCAGATTCGGCGTACATCCCTGATCGCCGACCCGAAGCTTCACGGAGCGCGCGATTTCACCGACGCGATCGGCGACAACCCGGTTAGCCTCGGTCGGCAGGCCGGCGACACCGACACAGACGGGATCGTAGAAGCGCGCGAACGGCGCATCGAAGGGGACGACCGGCGCGACATTCTCGACATAGAGGCGCGCGGCATCTTCCGACGACCGGCCCGAAACCACGATGTCTTCCGAGGGAACGACCTGCGACAGGGCGAGAAGCAACTCGGCAAGCATTCGACACCTCATGGTTTGTTCGGGGCAGCTACGCGCCCGCCATCGTCAGTGGCGCAGCCAGCGGCCGCCGGGCAAGACGGACGCTCCGAAAAATGCACCATTATGCTGTAGTTGCGGGCTATTGATGGCAAGCGGAGGCATCGAACCGAGCGTCACCCGCCGCGTTGACGGGTGGCTCCAGCTTCAGGCCGGGTGATAGACGTCCCAGCATCGCTCCGGTGCGCCGAACGCCAGAGGAACCAGCGCGGAAAGCAAAGCGGCCGGCGTCGCGAAAACACAGCCCGCGGCTTGCTGCACTGCCCCGTTCCGCCGGGCCGCGCGAAGCGCATCCCGAGGCAGTTTCTCGGGCGAGAACAAGGCGAAACCGGGCTCCCACCGCTGAAGCCGCAGGGCACCATAAAATGCGGTTCCCATGCCATCGGATTGCTGGAAGACAAAGCCATCGGCACGGCCGGCGACAGGGACGAGCGCCACGGTCTCGGGCCATGCGCCCCCCGACAGCTTGTAGTGATCGCCCTCGATGCGGAAGCCCAAAGTGCTGTCTCCGATGGCGTTCCGATAGCTGCCGCCGATCAACGGGAGCTGCCCCGCGCCGAACGCGAGAAGCGGCGACGACGACAAATAGATCGCACGCACCTGAGGCGAACGGAAAAGGGTGCGGAAATCCATCGGCGCAAACCTATCAGCGGGCCAGCGCCAATCCAAGCTGGCGCAAGCCCGCGATTTCGCTCCGGCACCCGCGAATGCCGGCCACCTCTGTGGAGGGGCACAACTCAAGATCGGGAGTAACAAGATGGGCTGGTGGCTCGCCGATGCGCGCCGCGGGCAGGCCGAGGGCGTGCTCTCGCGCTTCGATCCCGCGTACTGGACGGTCAATTTCCCGCGGCCGATGATGGCATCGGTCATCACCACCGCACCCGATGCGCTGCGGGTGGACGCGGTCTTCTACCGCCAGGACGACCTGGCCGGGCTGATCTGGGAAGCCGAGGACCGGCACGACCATCCTCTGCTGCGCTACGAGACGGCACGCGACTTCCGCGCCTGCCGGCTTCGCTTTCGCTGGCGCTCGTCGGGCGTGAAGCCGCTCGATGGCGTGCACGGACCGGTGCTGACGATCGAGGGACGCGATGCCGCGGGCGCGCCGCGCGCCTGGTATGTTCGGCTGTGGAACTATGCCGAAGGGTCGGGCGAAGACGCCTTGGTCTCAATCGACTTCGCCAGCGTGCAGGGCGGCTATCTGTTGCCCGACGAGGCAGATCCGGTCTGGGCCGGCGATGTCGACCGGATGTTCGTATCACTGGTCGCGCCGGGCTATAGCGGCGCGGACGCCGATCTTGCAGTGCCGGCCGAGGGATGGGCTGAGCTGAGCGACATCGCCTGTGAGGGATCGGGCGCGGTGCTGGCGGCTGGCGACGTGATCGTGCCCGAGCATGGTCTCAGCATCGCCAACGGCTATGACGACAATTACCACCTGACGCCCGAGCGGCTGCTGCGCAACATCGTCCAGCTCGGCTGGCGCGGGACGATCCTGCACTATGTCGGGATGAGCCATTATTTCCGGCTCGAGGCGAGTTCGGGCGGCCATTATGCGAGCCTTGGCGCGACCGCGCTGAATGTCGCCTGCCGGGCCTGGCATGCCGATTTTGCGGCGCGGGCCAGGGCGCTGGGCTACGAACTAATCCTGTCGCTTTCCTATGAACTGCTCGACCAGAATTGCTGGGGCGACTGGAAGCAGCGCGCAGCGGATGGTTCGCCGGCGCTGACCGGATGGGAGCCGCCTTCGACCCTGCTCTCGCCGGTGCATGGCGGCGCGATGGCCTATCTGCAGGCGGTGGCGCGGGAGTTTGCCGGGATCGCGCAGGCGGCCGGGCTGCGCGTGCGCTTCCAGATCGGCGAGCCCTGGTGGTGGACGCTGCCCGATGGGAGCCTGTGCATCCATGATGCGGCGACGCAGGCGGCGCTGGCCGGGGCAAGCGACATCGAGGAAGCGGCCGGCGCGCTGCTGGCGGCATCGACGCTGGCGCTGCGCGATGCGGTGCGCGAGGTGGCGGCGGACGCGGAGACGCTGCTGCTGGTCTATGCACCGACCGCGCTGGTTCAGCCCAAGGCCAATGTGCCGATCGGCTGGGCCCGGCCTGCCTTCAATGTGCTGCAGCTCGAGGATTATGACTGGGCGGCGGCCGGCAATGTGGCGGCGAGCGCGCGCGGGATCGCCGCGATCGAGGCGCGGCTCGGCTATCCGGCGGAGGATCAGCATTATCTGGCAGGCTTCGTGCTGCGGCACGAGGATCGCCGGCAATGGCCCAATGTCGCGGCGGCGGCCGGACGGGCGCGGCGGCGCGGGGTGGCCCAGACCTATGTCTGGGCGCTCCCCCAGGTGCTGCGCGACGGCTTCGTGCATTTCGAAACGGAGGAAGCAATGGATGCGTTCGACGACGTGCTGTTTCCGCTCGCGCTGGGCCGCGAAGCGGAAGTGGCCCCCGAGGTCTCGACTTCGATCGTGACCAGCGCGGGCGGGCGCGAGAGGCGCAATGCCGAATGGGCGGAGGCGCGGACCCGCTATGATGTCGGGCCGGGGCTGCGCTCCGAGACGGACATCATGGAACTGCTCGCCTTTTTCCGGGCGCGGATGGGGCCGGCACGCGGCTTCCGGCTGCGCGATCCGTTCGACTGCGTGGCGGTGGACGAGCTGATCGGCTTTGGGGACGGCACCAACCAGCGCTTCCCGCTGGTGCGGACCTATGGAAGCGTGGTTCGGCGGATCACCCGGCCGGTGGCGGCGACGCTGCAGGTGATGATCGACGGCATGGAGACCGAGGACTTCGTGCTGGGGGAAGGCGGCGTGGTGACACTCGGCCTGGCGCCGGCCGAGGACGTTGCCGTGAGCGCGACCTTTATCTTCGACGTGCCGGTGCGCTTCGCCGAGGATCAGCTGCGCGTGAGCCGCGCGACCTTCCAGGCCGGGGCGCTCGCCTCGGTGCCGCTGCTGGAGATCCGCGAATGAGCTGGCTGGCGGAAGCGCTCACCACGCTGGCGCTGTGCTGGCGGATCGAACGGCGCGACGGGGTGACGATCGGGCTGACCGCGCATGACCGGGACATCGAATGGGACGGGCTGGTCCACCGGGCGGCACCCGGCATGGTGCCGAGCGCGATCACGCGGGGGGCCGGGCTCGATCCGGCGAGCATGGACGTGACCGGTGCATTGACCAGCGAGGCGATCGGCGAGGCGGACCTGCTCGCCGGGCGCTGGGACGGCGCGCGGGTGGCGATCTTCGCCTGTGACTGGACCGATCCGGCCCGGCAGGTGGCGCTGGGCGAAGGGACGATCGGCGGGCTCGAGACGCGCGACGGCGTACTCACCGCCGAGCTGCGCGGAGCGATGGCAGCACTCGAGCGGCCGGTGGTCGAGGAGACCTCGCCCGAATGCCGGGCCGAGCTGGGCGACAAAAGATGCCGGGTGGCAATGGCGGGGCGCCGGCGCTTCGCCCGAGTGACGGCGATCGTCGACAATGTGGTGACCCTCGATACCGGGGAGCCGGTGGCCAATGGCTATGCCCAGGGGCGGCTGCGCTGGATCAGCGGCGCCAATTCGGGGCTGGAGGACGCGATCCTCGGCTCCGCCGGTACGACGCTGACCCTGCGCCGGCCGCCGCGCTTCGACGCGCCGGGACGCGTGCTGCTCGTCGAGGGGTGCGACCGGCGCCTGGCGACCTGCGCGGAGCGGTTCGGCAATGCGGTCAACTTCCGGGGCGAGCCCTATCTGCCCGGCATCGACCTGCTGACCCGCTATCCGGGCGGATGAGCGCGGTGCTTGCGCGTGCCCGCGCGATGATCGGCGTGCGCTTCCGGCCGCGGGGCCGGACACGCGAGGGGCTCGACTGTGTCGGGCTGGCGGGCTGGGCATATGGCGCCGCGATACCCGCTGGCTATGCGATGCGGAGCGACGACCGGGCACGGGTGTCCAGGGTGGCGGCGTCGCTTGGGCTGGTCATGACCGAAGCGCGGCAACCCGGCGACCTGGTACTGCTCGCGAGCGGGCCGGGGCAGCTGCACCTCGGCATCGATAGCGGGACCGGGCTGATCCATGCCGACGCGATGCTGCGTCGGGTGGTCGAGCGGCCCGACCCGCTCCCCTGGCCGGTGATCGGCCGCTGGCGAAAATCGGAGGACTGACAATGGCGACCCTGGTGCTCACCGTCGCCGGCGGACTGATCGGCGGTCCGGCGGGCGCGGCGATCGGATCGATGATCGGCAACGTCATCGACCATGAGATCCTGTTCAAGCCCAAGGGCCGCGAGGGACCCCGGCTGAGCGACCTCAAGGTGCAGACTTCCTCCTATGGCACGCAGGTCCCGAAGCTCTTCGGGACGATGCGCGTGGCCGGATCGGTGATCTGGGCGACCGACCTGGTCGAGCATCGCGACCGGCAATCGGGCGGCAAGGGGCGCCCGAGCACCACGACCTACAGCTACACCGCCAGCCTGGCGGTGGCGCTTTCGGCGCGGCCGATCCTGGGCGTGGGACGGATCTGGGCGGACGGCCAGCTGCTGCGCGGCGCCGCCGGCGACTTCAAGGCCCGCACCGGCTTCCGGCTGCACCTGGGCGGCGAGGACCAGCCCGCCGATCCGCTGATCGTGGCGGCGGAAGGTGCCGGACGGGCACCGGCGCATCGCGGCATCGCCTATGCCGTGTTCGAGGATCTCGAACTCGGCCCCTGGGGGAACCGCATCCCGTCGCTCAGCTTCGAAGTGGAGGCCGATGCCGCCCCGGTGCCGGCCGGCGACATCGCCGTGGCGCTGGGCGCGCTGAACCAGGCCGATCCGAGCGTTGCGCTGGCAGGCTTCGCCGCGCAGGGCGCGAGCCTGGCCAGCATAGTCGAAGTGCTCGGCCAGGCTGCGGGCGGCTGGTTCGGCGAGGGACCGATGCTGCACTGCGGCACCGGCGAGGCGATCACGATCGAGGACAGCGGCGTCGGCGGGCACGGGCGCGGGAACCGCAGCGTCGCCTCGGCGACCCGGGTGCCGCGCACGCTGAGCCTCAGCCATTACGACCCAGCCCGCGACTGGCAGATCGGCGTGCAGCGCGCTGGCGGTACCGGTCCAGCCAGCCGGGACATGCGAATCGAGCTGCCCGCCGCGATAGACGCCGGGACCGCGCGGACGCTGGCCGAGGCCGCGCTGCTCCGCGCGGACACAGAACGCACCCGCCGGACGGTGCATCTGGGCTGGGAAGCGCTTGCCGTCTCGCCCGGCAGCCGGGTGCGTATCGCGGGCACGCCGGGCATCTGGCGTGTCGATGGTTGGAAGTTCGAGGGCATGTCGGTGTCCCTCGACTGCGTTGCCTTGGCCCCCGAAGTCGCCCCCCTGCCGGGCAGCGGAGGCCGCGCCCTCGGCGCCGGGGACGTGGCCATCGGACGTACGATCCTGCACGCGTTCGAGCTCCCGCCGATCGACGATGCGCCCGCAACAACCCCGAGAATCGCGATTGCCGCGGCCGGCGAAGCCGAGGGATGGCGCCGGGCGGCGTTGCTGCTCAGTATCGACGGCGGCACGGCATGGCAGGAAATCGGCGGCACGCAAGGCATCGCCGTACTCGGCCGGATCCGCACGCCTCCCGGACGCGCAGCGCCGCAGATCGAGGACCGGAGAAACCATGTCGTCGTCGAACTCGCCAATCCCGCAATGCTGCTCGACCATGCGGATGACATCGCACTCGACGCAGGAGCGAATCTCGCGATGCTGGGCGACGAACTGATCCAGTTCAGGCGCGCCGAGCGGCTCGATGCACGACAATGGCGCCTTTCCGGCCTGTGGCGCGGCCGGCGTGGCACCGAAAATGCGATCGGGAGCCAGGTCGAGAGCAACCGCTTCGTGCTGCTCGACGCCCGGACAGTCACTATGACCGACGTACCGCTAGGCGCAATCGGCACCGAGGTGCGGCTGCTGGCCGAGGGCGCGGGAGACGTAGGCGAAGCCGCACAGGCGTTCGCTGCCATCAATGGCATCTCGTTGCTGCCACTCCCTCCCGTTCAGCTCTTCGCCCGCAAGCTATCGAACGGCGGGGTCCGGCTGACCTGGGTGCGCCGCAGCCGGTCGGACTGGCGATGGGAGGACGGGCGCGACCTGGCTCCGGAGCCCGGCGGCGAGCGCTACCGCGTAACCCTGATCCCGAACAACGGCATCGGATGGACCGTGGAGACGCTGGCGCCCGAAATGACACTAGGGGCCGCCGCCATCGCAGGAGGGGCGAGAATCGAGGTGCGTCAGCTCGGCATCACCGGAACCTCCCCGCCCGCAACGCTGACCCTGCCCGATCAAGGAGAATCCGCATGA